ATGTATATTGATAATAGAAATCGTTAATCAATAACAGCAATTACCCGACAAGGATTTTGCTAGGAGCAGATATGGCTAATAAATGCTAGTATCTGCTCCTTTTTTAGATTGGCATAATTTTTTCATAGAACATTAGTATGAGAACTATATTAATTATATTAATTATATTATTTACAGTAACAACTTATTCTCAGGAGAATGATGATATCTATTGGACCATATATGATGTTGATACTGTTGAAGAAGAAACCAATACTTACATACCTAATAATTACTATACAGATTATACATCAAGAATAAATAGATTTCATAGACGTCCTTATTATACGTCTTATTGGTCATATCATAATCCTTATTGGTATTCTTATTATTATCCATTTTATACAAGCTATTATTGGTGGTGGTATAGCCCTTATAAATATTATAGCTATCACTCATTTTATAATAGCTGGCACTCATTATATAATTATTCCCATTGGTATACTTATAGACCAACTTACCATTATTCGCATCGTCATAAACCACATCATTATGTACATCATAAAAAGTCCAACAGTAATAAAAAACAAGTTGTATATAAGCCCGTAAAAACAAATAAACCAAGACCATATCCAGCTTATCAAAAGCCAAAGGTTGTTAATACTAAGTCAACTATAAGAACCTATCCCACTTATGTGAAACCCAAACAACCTATTCGAACGAATGAAATTAAACACGTTAATAATAATGTAGTCAGGAATGTTCAAAAGCCAAAAGTGAATACAAATTTCTCTCATAAAAAAATTCAACATACGCGACCAGTTAATGTAAAAAATCCACGATAAAATAAATCAATTTTTATTTTAATAATATGAAAAAATTTCGTATATTAGCATAGAATAATTTATACTAACTTTAATTTTAAAAAAATGAGTAAAATTTTTAATGGTAAAAAATATGGTTCCAATTGGGATTCAATTGACTTTGAATTGAATCACGGTAGGACTAAAGATTCGGAGGGAATAGATATAATTGGATTCCTTCTAATAGACAGACATCGTATTCCGATTACTTGGACGGAAGCTTCTAAAATAACTCAGGAGCTGGATGATGGTAAATATACATATAATGTAGCAAAGAAATTGGGATTATTAGGAAACCCTATGAAAGCTAAAAATATTATTAGAATTTAGGAAATAAAATGGAAAAATATTATTATTTAATAGCAGGTTTATTGATTGGATATTCGTTTACCCACATATTTATATTTAGGAGATATGGTAAAATTCTTGAGCAATTTAAGGAGAGAGCCATAGATCTTAATATTATAATTAAATTGCTAAAAGAAGAAGTAGAAAAAAGAAAGCGTCCTTATTATCCAAAAAAGAAAAAATATAATGGCGCAAAGAAAGTTAAAAAGTAAATGAACCGTTAGTACTTGTATTAGCTACTCAGCGAGACGAGGGTTCGAATCCCTCCACCTCCACAAAAGGTATTTACAATATGGGGGTGTCTGGAATTGATCGGGAGATAAGGATATGAGGAAGGTTCACCGCAGCAACTGGCGAACACGTTGAACTAGCAATGGCGGCCTAAGGGCCCCCGGAGCTGACGGCTACAAGGATTACGTCGTAAAATCCTGGGTGGGTGTTCTCATAGGATGGGGACCCAGGGAGGGACTAAATATTATTATGACAAAATGTCATATTATTATGACAAAATGTCACAATACATGGAATGGCATATTATTTGACATATATAAGTGAGTATAATAAATAAAAATATGTTTAACCTTAAAAGGAGTAATTATGTTAACACTGAGAAATAATTTTTTACCAACACATACAAAATTAAATTTAAATAATCTTTTGGACGATTTTTTTACGTCCCCACTTTTATCTGATTGGAGTTTATCTAATCCGATTAAAAATACCTTTACAACGGATGAAACGAATTCGTCTTATGATGTAGAGATAGCCATTCCAGGACTATCAAAAAAAGATATTCATATAGAAACTAAAGACAGAAATCTAACGGTATCTTATGAAGCAAAAAACGAGAATAAAAACTCTTTTATATCCTCTTCGTTTAAGAAGACATTTCTAATACCCGAGGACGTAAATATAAATAAAATCAAAGCAACTACCGATAATGGTATTCTTAAGATAGTATTTCCAAAGAAAGAAAATTCGAAAGCTAAAGTTATTGAAGTTCAATAATTGGGTTATGTTGGTGAAATATAGGGGGAGTAATGTCCCCCTTATTTTTGTATTATGATAGAGGAAATATATAAACATAAAGATGCAGTTTATATGGTGCATAGAAGTGTACCTGATCATAATATTGATTCAAAATATAAGATGTTAAATGTTTGGAGAGAACATCTTGCTCAATATGGAAAAAATATTGATAAGATTTTTAAACGTTCTAATAGATTTTTATTTTGTGAAACTATTCGCGAAGTTGAAATTATTAATTAATTTTTAATATGTATTTAATAAAATAGAAAGTTTTAAATGAAATATAAAATATTAACTGAAAAATACTTAGAGAATTCCAGACAACTTATTTCGTCAGTTATTTCAACAATGTCGAATCCCGACATCAGTAAAGAAGAAAATATAGTTTTGCTAAAAAGAGCTTTAGCACAGTTGGATGAAGCCATAGAGAAGGTGAATCTTGAGTCAGATGAGGTCTAAGATTCTCCCATATCTAATAGCTTTTTCAGCATTATCAGTATCGGCATCTGCAGCATTTTATTCAGTATATGGATTAAGTAAATTATTTGCTGGTGCAAGTACTCAGGTTATTATAATGACCGGATCTTTAGAGGTAGCTAAGTTGGTAGTTGCTTCTTTACTCTATCAGTATTGGTCTACCATTAATAAGGCTTTAAGAACCTATTTATTGATAGCATGTTTTATTCTTATGGTTATTACTAGTGGAGGTATTTATGGATTCCTTTCTGGAGCATATCATTCAACTGCAATTAAATCAAAATTGTTAGATAAATCTTTGGCTGTTTTAGAACAAAAACAAATAAGATTTGAGGAATCAAAAAATGATTTTAAATTGGAGAAAGACCAGCTAAATAAATCTATATCAGATTTAAGAATAGCACTTTCAAATCCAACTCAAGTACAATATATTGATAGAGAAACAGGCCAATTGATCACAACATCTTCTAGTTCAGCTAGAAGGGTATTACAAGACGAATTAAAAATTACAGTAGAAGATAGGAATGAAGTTAATATTAAATTGGAAGCATTTACAGATTCTTTAACTTCAGTAGATATGCAAATATTAAATAAAGAGATATCCAACGAAGATGAGAGGGAATTGGGACCTCTTAAGTATATTGCAGAGTTAACTAATGTCGAAATGGATCGAGTTGTTAATTGGTTTTTATTGTTGATTATTTTTGTATTTGATCCTTTGGCAATTGCATTAATTGTTGCAGCAAATTTCGCTTTTGGTCGGTTCAATATTAAAAGCCCCATAGAGATAGATGAATATCATAAAAAAAGAAATGAACATTTAGAAAAAGTTATGATGTCTGTGCCAGAGGGTCTTGAATATAATAAGCCCTATTCGATAGAGGAAATTAAAGCAGTTTTACCGAAAGAACCTGAATTGGTTACCGGAACTTATTCAGAAACTGATGCAGCTGAACATTATACTGGACCAGACCCAGTTGAAAAAGAATCTGAAGATACTAAATTAGATGTGGGTGTTTCCGAAATATTAAAAAGATCAAAAAGACTTCCAAGGGGAGCAGGTGGTAAAATCAGAACTATGTTAACTAATGCTAGATATGATAAAGACATAAAAGAAGCATATAAACTATTAATTAAATTCGAAAATCGTGGCTAAGAAAAATAAAATATGGGATTCATATATTGGTGAAGATGGTAATCAATATATGATTTGTGCTAATAGTGAAGTGGGCGGAAAAACTTTTAAGGGAAGATATTGGAAGGGAAAACAGTGTTTTAAATATACTCCTGTTTCAGAAGATGCTAAAGCTATTGTATGTCCTTATTGTTCTAGACAATTGGTAGATCCTCCCGAAATTAAAGATCGGAGACAATCTACTGGAAGACCTAGAGGTTGGCAGTTTATGAAAGAATATGTTGATAAGAATGGAAATGTTTTTCATAAGGGTGAGGAACAAAAACATCTAAGGGGAAAATTTTCACCAACCATTATAACAGAAACTGTAAAGCCCACAAAGAAACAGAAGAAAGAGGTAATAACTATTGCTTTGAAAAATATCAATTCTCTTAAAAAATCTTTAAATGATATAACGACCAAAAGGGAAAGATCTAGTGTAGAATCTAAGATTCGTAAATTAAATAGAATAGCTTCTGGTAGATTTCCTCGTCATTTTGATATTATTCAATTTATAGCAAAATAATTTTTTTATCTAAAATATATTTTGTATATTTAATCAACACTATAAAAATTCGGGAGATATGAATGGACAAATTTATTTACAAAAGGGCCGAAGATGCAAGAGAAGCCCAAAAAATAGAATTTGATATTCCAGACGATTTAACTTGTCAAGAGTTTAGGACCATGTGTATTAGAATGGCACAGGCTTTGGGATATCAAGAAGAAACAATAATAAATACCTTCGGAGAACTTGAGAAAGATGATGTTAGAGATGAATTTGAAACTTTTATTTCAAAACAATTGAAAAAGAATACGGTTGTAGTTGATAAGAAACAATTGAAATTATTGTTTGATTGGAAAGATCCCAAATATGGCAAAAAGGATAAATAAAGATTTAGTCGAGCCAATAGATTCTAAAAAATATTTATATAAAGAAATGGACATCGGCTTAAATGTCGAAGACTCCTTATTATATTTGGTAGGGCCTTTAGAAGATTATTCATCTTATGATTTTATAACTAAGTGTAGGACAATTCTTAAATTTAGGGAATCAAAAGATACTAGTCCAATAAATGTTTTAATCAATTCTCCTGGGGGATGTATGTACGAAATGTTTTCCATAATTGATTATATGAATCAACTTGAAGTAAAGATTAATATTGCCTGTAGAGGATTTGCAATGAGTGCGGCAGCTATGGTTCTAGCTTGTGGTACCGGAAAGAGATCGGCAAGTAGGCATTCAACCATAATGTTACACGAAGGATCAGCTTGGAACATAGGCAAAAATTCAGATATACAGGCATCTGCAAAGCACTCTTTACATATGGAATCTATGGCAAATAATTTATTAGAAAATAAAACAAAGAAAAACGCCAGATGGTGGAAGAAAAACACTAGAACAGATTTATTTCTTTCAGCTGAAGAAGCCTTGGATTTTGGAATAATAGATGAGATACTTTAGAATTATATTATTAATATTTTGTTTTGTGTATTTGGCCACTACTATAAATTGGGTGAATAATATAACACAAAATTTTAAAAATGAAATAGATTCGCTACATAAAAAATATGATATATTATTATTCGAAAGAGATTCTTTAGAATTAATATTAGATTCATTACCATTGGGTCATCCATTAGATTCAATTAAAATTAGTGAAAATTTTGGAGCCAGAAGGCATCCAATAACAAAACGATGGAATTGGCATTGTGGATTAGATTTAAAAGGGACATATACAGATACAATTTACGCTACAGGTTCAGGTCGTATAATAAAAGCAAATTGGTTTCGTGGTTATGGTAGATGTGTTATTATTAAACACAAAGGCGGGTATAAATCACTTTATGGTCATATGAATAAATTATTCGTTAAATGGAATGATGATATAAAAGACGGAGATCCAATTGGTACTGTTGGTAGTACTGGATTTTCAACTGGTACCCACTTGCATTATGAAATTAGTCGATATGGTAAACGTACCGATCCAAAATACTACTTGACTGGTTAAAAATGAGTAACATCGAAGATGTATTATATGAAGCTACGGAATTGGGTATCTATAGAAAAGTTATTAATAGAATGAATAAACTACAGAAAAAAAATCCCCATGGTCATTTAAATAGTTTATATGACGAGGCATTACGAATTGAAAAAAATAAATTAAAGAATAAAAAAAAATGAATTTAACAGCAGAACAAATACAAGAGAATTGGAATAAATTAATAGACATTATTACTAATAATTTTAGTGGAGAACGTTGTGATAATTTGATTACGATGTATGAAGCTCTCAAGGATAGAATTATTACAGCACCAGCATCTGGGATTGAGCATTTTCATAATTGTTTTCCCGGAGGATATCTAGATCACATATTAAGAGTCATTGAGTTTTCCGAAAAGCTTTTTAACTTATGGATCGAATCTGGAGCTACTATAGATTATTCAAAAGAGGAATTAATCTTTGTGGCTTTAAATCATGATTTGGGGAAGATTGGAGATTTGGATAATGATCATTATATTCCCAATCCGAGTGAATGGCACCGTAAAAATCAGGGAAAAATATATTCCACTAATCCAGATATTGTACACATGTCAGTACCCCATAGAGGCCTTTGGTTATTACAAGAACATGATATTAAGCTTAGCAAGAACGAAATGATTTCTATTTTGGTTCATGATGGAGCTTATGAGGACGCTAATACCACATATTTGAAATCATATCTTCCGGAAAGATCCTTAAGAACAAACTTACCAATAATAATTCACCATGCAGATCACATGGCTTCAAGAATTGAATGTGAGTTATGGAAAAAAGAAGATAGTGGAAATGTAAAACCTCAATTTACAAATACTTCTAAAACAAATCGTTTGAGAAGTTTAGCTAATAAAAATACCACAACAAATTCTGCTTCTAAATTATTTGATGATCTGTTTAAGGAATAATAATGTATTGGATAATATTGATATTGGGAATCTATAGTATAGTTTCTATTTTTATAATAACAAATCTTTTGAAAAAGTATGAAAAATTAGAAGACTATTCAGAGACTCTGGAGATTTGGGTTAATAATTTAAACACAAGATTAAATCAGATTTATAGCCAGATTAAATCAATCGACCAAAAGGGATCTTTTGAAGCTGATGACGAAGTTGGAAGTACTTTTGATCAAATAAGAGATACCATTCAAACTCTGGATGATTTTATATTAAAGAATGAGGATAAGAATTTAGATGACCATAAAGAAAAAAAGTAAAAAGAAAAATTATTTTACACTAGAAGCTCAAGATGCTATTGTAGCATACAATAAAGAAGAAGACCCCACCATAAGAAATAAGATTTATAATGATAGTATTAAATATCCATTTGAAAAGATGGTTGAAAATATTATTCACACCTTTAAATTTTATTATTTTGATTATCCATTTAAAGAAGTTCAACATGAAGTTGTCTCTTTCTTAATAGAGAAAATGCCCAAATATACAGAAGGTAAAGGTAAAGCCTTTTCTTATTTTTCTATAGTTGCCAAAAATTATCTAATACACCACAACAATAATAATTATAGATTATTAAAGATCAAGGATAATATTTCTAAAATTGATACAACTAGAGATATTAGCGGAGAAGTCCAAAGAGAAAAACATTTAGAAGATACATATCTATTCATGGAAGAATTTATAAAGTATTGTGAAAAGAATCCCAAGAGCATTGTTACAAAAGAAAGAGATCTAAATATATTATATGCTCTAATGGAAATTTTTAAAAACCGAGGTAATCTAGAAAATTTTAATAAAAAAGCAATCTATATATTAGTTCGCGAAATGGTTGATGTTAAGACTCAATACATAACCAAGGTGATTAACAACCTAAAACAAAAGTATATTATCTTATACAAAGAATTTCTTTCCAATGGTACCTTAAAAAATCAATAAAATTACTTTATTTTTATATTTATAATAGATATGAATAATGAAGAAATTTTTGAGGGTAAAACCTTTCAAGATCTATTGGCAGACATTTATAAAAATGCCAAAGAAAAAGAAAAGCAAATAAATTTATTAATTAAAGAGCTCAAGCCTCATATTAAAAATATTGGAGATGCTACTGTTGTGGTTCCTCTGATAAAAGAATATTTGGAAATTGGGGTTAAGAATGATGAGCATTTGATAAAGATGGCTGCTATTGTTCAAAGGGCTATGTCAAGATCTATGGATGGATCTTCGGAATTATTATTAACCGAGGAAGAAAAGAAACAACTATTGGATCAGATGGAAAAAATTGAGGATGATATTTCCTATAATGAAAGTTAAATGAGATATGAAAAAATCAGAATTTATTAATTTAATAAAAGAAGCTATAATTCCCGAGATACGTAAGGTAGTCAGGGAAGAACTAGGAATGTTAAAGGAAAAGAAAGTCGATCATTCCAAGGTCATAGATCACGGTATAAGAATGTCGGAATTAGCTGATTCAAATAGGATTAAAAAACCAATTAAAAGAAAAAAGTTTTCGAAGGATCCCGGTTTGAATGATATCTTAAATGAAACTGCCATGGATATGTCAGATCCGGAAGAGTATAAGACACTAGGAGGAAAACCCTTTACTGGAAACATGGCTCAGATGATGGGAATGAATCCTGATGAGATGTTTGGAGATCAAAAAGTAACTGCTGAATCCATGATACCAGATGACAAGAAACACATTCAAATTCCAGATGCTGTTCAGAAGGCATTAACTAGAGATTATAGCCAATTGGTTAAAGCTATGGATAAAAAGAAGGTTTAACTGAATGGTAGAATCCTGGCTTTATACTGGCGGAAATAATTCAACAACTCGGGATTCAACTAGAGTTTTTAACACTAAAGTAAATACTGAAGCCAAATTACAAGATAGAAGTTTAAATCTACCCATGGATCTTGGATACGGTGTTGTGACGGGAATAACTGAAGACACCTCTGGTATTCCATCTGGAATAAAAGTTCTTTTAACAAAAAGAAATAATAATCCAGCATCTACAGTTTCAGATCCCATTGTTGCTTTTCCACTATCTAAAGATTTAACTAAAATTCCCCTTATAAATGAGACGGTTTTATGTATTAGATTACCAATAACTTTGGGCCCGGGAGATTCGGAGCAATGGTATTATTTTTCTAGCATTAATTCTTTTGACAATATTAACAATAATTTAGTTGGTGGGGTTACTTACGATAGAAGGGGAGATTATAATGGTGAAACTTTTGTTTCTCAAGTAGTTCCAAATATGAAACTATTTGAAGGTGATACGTTAGTTCAAGGTAGATTTGGGAATACGGTAAGACTTAGTAGTACTAGTGTGGACAATGATTGGTCAGTGGGAGGAACTTCTGGACATCCCATAACAATAATATCTAATGGTGGTGGAGATTTAGAAAACTTAGATGATGATCCTTCTTCCATATATTTAACTGATGATCAATCTTTGCCCATTTATTTACAATCTCCTGCACCGCCGACTCTCCAACCACCAGAACAATATTCTGGAACTAGTCAAGTAGTAATTTCTTCGGATAAATTGGTTTTTTATACGAAAAATGGAGTTGGAGATATTATAATATCTAGTTTGGGTACTGCTTATTTGATGGGAACCAATATTCATCTTGCAACTAATGAATGGTCAAATGTGGATTTTACTGCATTGATGGATATAATTGAAGGACTTATAGATCAATTAAAGGATCTTACTTCAGGCCAAGCAAAATTTGCCACTGGAGTTGGCCCAACGGGACCTGCTACAAATATGAGTCAAGTCATGAAATTAAAAACCGATCTTGCTCTTTTGAAAGGATAAATCATGTTTAATTATGCAGCAATCCCTAAATCTTTAGGAGAAAATAAAATTATAAGCTCATCACCAGCCGCCGTAGCAGCAGGAACTTCTTATGCATGGGCAGCTGCAGAATGGACTGACTTCATTAGTAGTTTTGCTAGAACAGTAACTCCTCCTGTACTACCCCCGGTTGAATGGGCTGGAAGAACAGCTTTATATGGAATTTTATATTCGGGACTTTTAACTCCGGGTGGATTCACTAGTGCATTAAGAATAGGTCTTTATACATATGCAGGATTTTTAGCTCTTGGTATGTTACCTGCTTTTGTTGGTATACCTCCGCTAATTCCAGTATTTCCCGAACCTGCAATTGCAATGGGGATGTCTAGTCCTTTTGTTCCTGGATATCAAGTTATGTTAGCTCATTATACTGCGATTGCTTTATTTTTTCAAACTGGATTTGCTGTAAGTACAGTTCCCCCATTTCCTGTAGTTAAGTGGATTTAAAATTTTAGAAATTAATATTTATATTATGATTAATTATGGCTAGAGAAGTATTTAAATATGAACCCATAGATTCTGAACCAGACGTTGCGGTCGGTTTGGCTTTGCCCATTAATATAATGAGGGGGAAATTTAAATCGACATATACAACAACGGATCAAGCTAGAACAAATTTAAAGAATCTTCTATTAACAATAAAGGGAGAAAGAGTTTTTCAACCAGATTTTGGTACTAATTTATATAAGGTCTTGTTTGAACCGAATACTGAATTTTTGAGAGATAATATAAGAGAAGAAATTAAGAGTTCTGTTTCAAAGTGGACTCCATATATAAATTTAAAATCCATACAAGTGTCTGGACAGGATAATACTGTTAGAGTCAAGATTGATTATAGTGTTTCACCATCAAATTTTGGTTCATCCATTACTTTAGAATTTGATCTGTCTACAGGTATATCGTCTGAGATAGTGGGATAGGAATAATTTAAAATGGCTTATAAAAATTTAAATGTACAAAAAGATTCCAAGGAGATATCTTATCTAAATAAAACCTTTGGCGACTTTAAAGCAAATCTGATAGATTTTGCTAAACAATATTTTCCGGATGCTTATAATGATTTTAATGAGGCAGATCCGGGAACAATGTTTATCGAGATGTCTTCATATGTTGGAGACGTGTTATCTTTTTATTCTGATTATTTATTCAAGGAAAACTTGATACAATATGCTACGGAAAAATCTAATGTTTATTCAATTTCACAAGCTTTGGGATACAAGCCCAAGATATCTGTTTCTGCTAATGTTTTTTTGGATGTATATCAGATAGTTCCACCTACAGGAACTGGTGCTAATGTTACTCCAGATTATAATTATGCACTGAGAATTAATGAAGATATGGGAGTCAGAGCTGATAATGGATCGGAATTTAGGACCATTGAGCCCGTAGATTTTCAGGTAGATTCAGCATTTGATCCCAGAGAGGTGTCAATTTATAGTGTAGATGCCAATGGAACTCCAGAATATTATTTATTAAAGAAAAGGGTTCGAGCGAGATCTGGTGAGATAAGGACACATGATTTTCCTGTTACGGGAATACAGAAAAACTTTAAGATTTTATTATCAGATGAAAACGTTATTGGTATATTGAGTGTTACTGATTCAGATGGTAAAGAATGGAGGGAGGTAGATTATTTGGCTCAAGAAACTGTTTTTAATGAAACGGTTAATTCAAATACAAACGATCCTTCTATGTCTGGCCAATCTGCAGAAACCCCATTTCTTTTGTGTTTAAAAAAAGTTCCAAAGAGATTTATTACAAGAGTAAATTCCGAAAATAAATTAGAACTACAATTTGGTTCTGGGATTAGTAGCAATCCAGACGAAGAAATTATACCAAATCCAGATAATGTTGGATCTGGTTTGCCCGGCAGTGTAAATGAGTTAGATAGAGCTTTTGATCCCTCTAATTTTATTTTTACAAAAACATATGGCCAAGCCCCCAAGGAAACAACTTTTACGATAAAATATTTGGTTGGTAGGGGCATAGAGGATAACGTAGGAAGTGGAGCCATTTCTAACATCTTTACTTCAGTAGTAAATTTAGATACTACAGATCTGATTAATACCACAACTAATACAGTAAAAAATTCTTTAGCAGCATCAAATCCAGCTCCAGCTCAAGGAGGAAAATCTTCAGATACAATTGAAGAGGTTAAAAATAATTCTCTAGCACATTTTAGAACTCAAAATAGGGCAGTAACAAAACAGGATTATTTAATAAGAACATATTCAATGCCGCCAAGATTGGGAAGCATTGCAAAAGCCTGGATTGCAAGAGATGTTCAAATGGTTGGTAGTGCACCAGTCGCTCCTTGTGTTGAATTGCCCGAATTACCCGGGGGATATACCCCCGACGAAGAAGAATTTCTGGAGAATCAACCGCGTGATGAAGAGGGAAATCCTATAGGAGAATCACCAGCTGGCCACGACAATCCCCCCGGCCAGTTGGGTGGTTTAAGTGTTGATATACCTTC